CGTTTCGTAAGCATTATAGTCTTATAATTATAGGAGCTCAAAAATGTCAGAACGCAGTAAATTAGAACAAGTTCTCGAATTACTACTTGCAGAAGATAACGAGCGTGCCGAAGAGCTACTTCACGAATACGTCGTTGAAACTGCTCGTTCAGAGTACGAGCGTATATTGGACGAAGATGAAGTAGTTGAAGAAACTGAATCAGAAGAGGAAGAAGCAGTAGAAGAATCAGAGGAATCTGAGGAAGAGGCTGTTGAAGAATCAGAAGAGTCTGAAGAAGACGCAGTTGAAGAAGCAATTGATGATAGTGACCCTGAAGCAGATTTTGTTAGCGATGTAGAAGATGCAGACGCTGATATTGAAGCAGATGAAGTTGGTGGATCAGTTGAAGACGGCGAAGAAGAAGACTTAGAAGATAAAGTAGATTCTTTAGAAGACGAACTAGAAGATTTAAGAGCTGAATTCGAAAAATTATTATCAGACGACGAAGGCGAAGAAGAAGAAATGGACATGGAACCAGAAATGGACATGGAAATGGATTTAGAAGCACCTGAAGAAGAGTCTGTTGAATATGATTTAGACGAAGAAGTTGTTGATGAAGAAGACGAAGTTGTTGAAGAAGCAACTAAGTTATCCGATAACGTTGCAGACCCTAAAGGTGGCGAAGCAGACAACAACGAATCCCCTTTTACTAAAAACCCAAAGCCAACTAAAGTAGTTAGTCCTCATGGACAAGGTACTCCAGTTAAAGCCAATGATGGCGGCGAAGGTGCTAAAGGCGAATCAGCAAAAGACCACACACCAACAGATAATATTAAAGTTGAACCTAAAAAGGTTTAATTAAATTTAGAGGTAATTTAAAATAGTGCGTAAGTTATACGAATATTTAGGTCCGGAAAACAATAGAATCGAGTTACTCGAATCTAATGATGGAAAGGACTTATTCATGCAAGGATTGTTCATACAAGGTGATGTAAAGAACCAAAATGGACGAGTATATCCAAAGGATGAAATTCAACGTGCTGTTGAAAATGTTACATCTAGATTATCACAAGGTGAAACTGTGATGGGTGAGTTAGATCATCCAGAAGAGTTACAAATTAATTTAGACCGAGTGAGTCATATCATTACAGAAATGCAATGCAATGGCTCCGACGGACTAGGTAAATTAAAAATAATCGATACGCCAATGGGTAATATTGCAAAGGCTTTATTAAAAGCAGGTGCAAAATTAGGAGTTAGCAGTAGAGGAAGCGGTAATGTAAACGAATCAGGTCGTGTGTCTGATTTTGATATTATTACTGTTGACATAGTTGCTCAACCATCGGCGCCCGATGCCTATCCAAAGACCATTTATGAGTCTTTGTTTAATATGAGGGGCGGTAGCATGATACATGAAATTGCCCAGGATTATACACACGGAAACCCAAATGCTGATAAGCATTTAACTAAACAAATCGTTAATTTTATTAACGAGTTAAAATTGAGGTAGGAGACTACTATGGCAGTAAATTTTGAAGACCTGATCGAGTCTAGTGATATTAACGAAGAAGTTCGTACAAGTATCGTTGAGGCCTGGGAAAGTCGTCTTGCCGAAGCCAAAGAACAACTTACAGCAGAATTAAGAGAAGAGTTTGCTCAGAGATATGAGCATGACAAAGGTCTTATTGTTGAAGCAGTTGACGGTTTTATCAAAGAAAGAGTTGAAGCAGAAATGGTTGAACTTGCTGAAGATAAAAAAGCAGTTGCAGAAGAAAGAGTTGCTTATAAAAAGGCTATCAGTGAACATAGCACAAAACTTAACAAATTTGTTTCAGAACAACTTGCAAAAGAAATTAAAGAACTTAGAGCAGAAAGGAATTCAGTTTCCGAACATGTTTCTAAACTTGATGACTTTGTAGTTGAACAACTTGCTGGTGAACTTAAAGAGTTCCATGCAGATAAACAAGAACTTGTTGAACAAAAAGTGAAAATGGTAAGAGAAGGCAAAAAACAACTTGCTGAATCTAAATCAGATTTCATCAAACGTGCCGCTGAGAAAGTTGAAACTGTAGTTAACAATATTGTAAAAGATAATGTTGCTACATTTAGAGACGACATTACAGCCGCAAGAGAAAACGATTTTGGTCGTAGAATATTTGAATCATTTGCAAATGAATATCGTTCAAGTTATTTGAATGAGGCATCAGATGTAAAAGATTTACAAAAACACATCGCAGAAGTTAAGAGTCAATTAGAGGAATCAAGAGCAGAAGCAAAGGCTAGTGCAGAAGCAAAACAATTGGTCGAATCTAAGTTGAATGTAGCGAAAGATTTAATGGATCGTAAAGAGAAGTTATCAGAGCTCATGAAGCCTCTTAGCAGAAGCAAAAAAGAATTAATGGTAGATTTACTTGAAAGTGTTAAAACTGAGAACTTAGAGAAGCAATTCAATAAGTATCTCCCATCTGTATTAGATGGAGAAGTTCCAGCAGTGGAAAGTAGAAAAGCATTAAATGAATCAGTGATTACAGAACACACTGGTGATAAAAACGTTCAGCCTTCATCTGAAGATGAACAGGACGTGGTTGAAATTAACCAAATCCGTAAATTAGCCGGACTTTCAAATTAGGAGATAAGAAATGGCAGAATTATTTGAGAGCAATTGGTCATCAACTAAAGATGCATTACTCGAAGGACTTAACGGTTCTAGAAAATCAACTTTAGATGTAGTCCTTGAAAATACTAAAAGATATCTTCAGGAATCAGCATCAAGTGGTGCTACACAGGCTGGCAACGTTGCTACATTAAACAAAGTAATGTTACCGTTAATTAGAAGGGTTATGCCTTCTGTTATCGCTAACGAGCTTGTAGGGGTTCAACCTATGAGTGGTCCAGTAGGACAAATTCACACCTTAAGAACACGTTATGCCGAAGCGGCAACTGGCGTGAACCCAGGTGACGAGGCTCTTAGCCCGTTTAAGATTGCTACTGCTTATTCAGGTAGCCCAGATGCAACAGCATCATCAGAGGGAACACCAGGTAAGAAGATGAGTATTCAAATCTTAAAACAAACTGTTGAAGCAAAAACAAGACGTTTAAGTGCAAGATGGACATTTGAGTCAGCTCAAGATGCCGAATCTATGCATGGTCTTGATGTTGAAGCAGAAATTATGCAGGCTCTTGCACAAGAAATCGTAGTTGAAATCGACCAAGAAATTATCGGTTCACTAAGATCTCTAGCAGGTTCAGGTACTGCACTAGATTTCAATTCAGTAACTGGAACACAAACTTACGTTGGTGACAGACATGCTGTATTGGCAATCGAGATTAATAGAGCGGCGAACAGAATCGCGGCTAGAACTAGACGTGGCGCTGGTAACTACATCGTAGTTAGTCCAGAAGCGTTGACTATATTACAGTCAGCATCTACATCAACATTCGCTAGAACAACAGAAGGTTCTTTTGAAGCACCTACTAACACAAAACTTGCTGGAACACTAAACGGTTCTATCAAAGTATTTGTTGATAGTTATGCGGCAGACGGAACTAAAGTTTTAGTTGGATACAAAGGTTCAAGCGAAACTGACGCACCTGCGTTCTATTGTCCTTATATCCCATTAATGAGCACAGGACCAGTTATGGATCCTAGCACATTTGAACCAGTTGTTTCATTCATGACCAGATATGGTTACATTGAATTAACAAATACTGCTTCATCTTTGGGTAACGCGGCAGACTACGTTGACGCAATTACATTGTCAAACGTTGCATTCCAGTAAGATTTAATCTTAACGGTAATAACCAAATTAAAAGCAC